AGAAGAATCCCATTGGTATACTACTGGAATGGAAATTTGTAAAGACATTCCATTTGAAACTACTATAAATGCATTTGTAGCTGGCACAGGAACTGGAGGTACAATTATGGGAGCCGGTAAATTTATTAAAAATAAATATCCTATATGTAAATTAGTGGCAGTAGAACCATCCGAATCCCCTGTGATGTCAGGCGGTGAACCTGGTTTACATGGTATTCAAGGTATAGGAGATGGTAGTAAATTTTTAGTAGATTTAAAAGACATAAATCGCATTGAAACAGTTTCAACAGAGGAAGCTATAGAAAAGTCTAAATCATTAGCAAAACAATATGGTTTATTTGTTGGTTTTTCTGCAGCTGCTAATTTCTTAGTTGCTGAAAACTTAATTAGTGAAGGGTATGCTAAAAATATAGTTACTATCCTCTGTGATAGAGGAGAAAGATATTTTAGTTGTTTGTAAAGGCCCGCTGGTAAAATTTGGATTCCCTGACCTAAGGTATTATATTTACCCAAAATTAAAAGGTCATGAATCTAGATGAAATTAGAAAGCGCATGGACCGCTTGCAAAATAAGTCCAATGGAAAATCCAGTAGTGATTTTAAAAAGAATTTTTGGAAACCACCAAGTGGTGAAAAATCTGTAATACGTATTGTACCCTACAAGCATAATAAGGATGTTCCTTTTACGGAACTATACTTCTATTTTGGTATAGATAAACCTAGAATGTTAGCTTTATCAAACTTTGATGAGTCTGATCCTATTTTAGAGTTTGCTTCTCAACTCCGTAAGACTAACGATCCGGATAATATTGCTCTTGCTAAGAAATTATTCCCTAAAATGCGTATTTTAGCCCCTGTATTAGTACGTGGTGAGGAAGATAAAGGTGTTCGTTTTTGGGAATTTGGAAAAATGGTGTATCAAGAACTTTTAGGAGTTATGATGGATGAAGATTATGGAGATATTACTGACATAGCAGCTGGAAGAGATATAACAGTTGAAGTTATTCCTTCAAGCGAAACAGGTAAAATGTATGACACTACTACAGTTCGTGTTAAGCCCGTTCAATCTCCCCTTACTAAGAAGGGTGAAGACGCAGAAGAATATCTTGAAAATCAGAAAAACGCAGTAGAATTATTTAATAAATACTCATTTGATGAAATGAAAGCCTCTCTTCAAAAGTATTTATCCCCATCTGAGGAAAAGGAAACTGTAGAAGCAACTGAACCTGAAAAAGGCAAAGTAGACTTAGATTCTAAAATAGACGATTTATTCAGTTAATATGGCTAGAAAATCCAACAAACCAACCCCTAAGGGAGAAAGCCTTACTGAAGAATTAGCAGTATCGCTAAATAAAAAATTCAAGAAAGAATACAACCAAGTTGCATACTTCCTTAATGGGGGAGAAGAATCGCCAACAGATGTTACGTCGTGGGTATCTACGGGATGCACACCTCTGGATCTAGCGATTTCTAACAGACCAAATGGGGGTTTGCCTGTTAGTAAAATTGTTGAGATTACGGGTCTAGAGCAAAGCGGTAAATCCCTCCTTGCAGCCCACGTTATAGCTTCTACACAAAAGCAAGACGGTGTAGCAATTTATATTGATACAGAGTCATCACTTGATGCTCAATTTTTAACCGCCATAGGAGTTGATGTTGATAAAATGCTTTATATCCCCCTTGATACAATTGAGGATGTATTTGAAGCAATGGAAGACATCATCATTAAAATTCGCGAAAAAAATAAAGATAAATTAGTTACGATTGTTGTTGATAGTGTAGCCGCCGCCACTACTAAGATTGAATCTGCTGCTGATTATGATAAAGATGGATATGCAACTGCAAAAGCCATTATTATGTCAAAATCAATGCGTAAGATTACTAACTTAATAGGTAAGCAAAAAATCCTATGTGTATTCACAAACCAGTTACGTCAAAAACTAAATGCTATGCCATTTGGTGATCAATACACAACATCAGGAGGTAAAGCTTTACAATTCCATGCTTCAGTTCGTTTACGACTTAAAGGAGTAGGTAAAATTAAAGAAAAAGTTAATGGAGTTGATACGGTAGTTGGCCAAGAAGTAGAATGTGTAGTTGTAAAAAATCGCCTAGGCCCCCCTAACCGAAAAGTACGTTATAGTATATTTTATGACTCGGGGATTGATGATGTTTTTGGTACTTTAAAACTACTTAAAGAGTATGGTGTTGTAAAACAAGGAGGAGCGTGGTATAAGTATACTACTGCTGATGGTGAAACTCATCAATTTTTAGCTAAAGAATTTGGCGATTTATTAGAAAGCCACCCAACAGCTAAGGAAGAATTGTATAAAGCTCTTTGTGATAAATACATTATGAAGTATCGTCATGAAAAGGAAGATAATCTAGATCGTGATCCTGACGAAACTATAGTAGAGAATGAATAAATTTGAAGATATTTTAAACAATATAACCCCAGAAGAGAAGCACCCTAATGATAGGGTGCTTCTTATTGATGGGTTAAATATATTTCTAAGGGCATTTGCTGTGAATGGCTCTTTAAATGAGAAAGGTGTACCCGTGGGTGGTATTACTGGTTTTTTAAAATCATTAGCATTTGCTATTCGAGAAATGGAACCTACTAGAGTCATTATAGTTTATGATGGTGCAGGTGGTAGTAAAAGAAGAAGAAAAATTAAATCCGATTATAAATCTAACCGTACTCCTAAACGTGTTACTAAATTTGATGCTTTTAATTCTTTAGAAGAGGAAAAAGAAGCAATGAAAATCCAATTTAGGAGATTACTTAGTTATTTAGAATTACTCCCTGTTGATGTATATGGTATAGATAATGTAGAAGCAGATGATGTTATTGCTTATCTATCACAGAATATATTTAAAAGTGAGGTTATTATTATGTCTGCTGATCAAGATTTTTTACAACTTGTAAATGATAGAATAGTAGTTTGGTCACCTAATAAACGTAAGTACTACACTAAGGAACAAATAATGGCAGAATATGGAGTTCCTGCTCACAACTTTTTAATATATAAATGTTTATTAGGAGATAAATCTGATAATCTTGAAGGTATTAGAGGATTAGGGGCTAAAAAAATGACTAAAGTAATACCTGAAATCACTGGTAAAGAAATGAATTTAGATTATCTCGTACATTACGCTACAACCCAAGACACTCTAATGCATAAGCGTATAGTAGAAAATAAATCTACTTTAGAGATTAATGAAAAAGTAATGTCTCTCAAAGACCCACTAATCTCAGGTAATATAAAAATGCAAATAAATGATTTATCTTCTCGCTCAATAAATTTGCTCCACCGAAATGATTTTGTTATGCTATATAATGAAGATTATATGGGAAATAACTTACAAAATCCTGATATTTGGTTAACTGAAAATTTCTTAAAATTAAATAATCTTGCAAAGATAACACATGAGTAAATTAGAACAATATGGGCATAGTTTTCAAATTAAAGTGATATCAACTTTAGTCAAGGATAAGGAATTCTTACAACAAGTTGCTGACATTGTATCTCCTGATTTTTTTGATAATGAAGCTAATAAATGGATTATAAGTAAGACCTTAGGATATTTTGATGAATTTAGAACTACTCCTACTATGGAAGTGTTTAAAGTAGAAGTAGAAAAAATTAAAAACGAAATTCAACAAGTAGCAGTAAAAGAACAATTAAAAGAAACTTTTCGCTCTACAAAGTCTCCCGATTTAGATTATGTAAAACAAACATTTTTAGATTTTTGTAGAAATCAAACATTAAAATCAGCCCTTCTTTCATCAGTTGACTTACTTGAAATTGGAAATTATGAAGATATAAGGAGACTTATTGATAATGCTCTTAAAGCAGGTATAGAAAAAAATCTTGGTCACGATTATATGGATGAAATTGAAGCTAGGTATCAAGAAGAAGCAAGAAATACAATCGAAACTCCCTGGAATGAAATTAATCAATTATTAGGTGGGGGACTTGGTACTGGTGACTTAGGATTACTTGTTGGTAATCCAGGTGGTGGTAAATCGTGGGCACTTGTTGCTTTAGGAGGACACGCAGTTAAACTTGGCTATACTGTTTTACATTATACTCTTGAGCTTTCTGACATGTATGTTGGTCAAAGATATGATGCTTTCTTCACAGAAATACCTGTAAACGAAATTAAAATTCATAAATCAACTGTTAAAGAAGAGTTAGGAAATATGAGAGGAAAATTGTATATTAAACAATATCCGGCGGGTAAAGCCAACGTAAATACAATTTTAGCGCATATAGATAAGTGTCGTGGCCAAGGCATTGAACCTGATCTTATTGTGTTAGATTACGCGGATCTTTTATATACTAGAAACGGAAAAGAAAAAAGAGATAAGTTGGATGATATTTATACTTCATTAAGAGGGATGGCCACTGAATTAAAAATCCCAGTATGGACAGCATCTCAAAGTAATAGATCAGCAGCTCGAGATAATATTATTCAGGGGGACCAAATTGCAGAAAGTTACTCTAAAATTATGATTTCAGATTTTGCTCTTTCGTTATCAAGAAAAACAGAAGATAAAGAAAATGGCACTGGAAGATTCCATGTTATGAAAAATAGATATGGGGCTGATGGCTTAACATTTAATGCACTTATGGATACATCTATAGGAAAAATCGATTTTACTAATCGTATAAATAATGAAGAGAACAGCAGTCCTGATGGAGCTGGTTTTACGGGAAATGAACGAAGAAACCTCCAAAGGGCTGCTGAGAATATTTTTAACTTTTAACAGTATATACTGTATTTATCGCTACAACAAATAAAAATTATAAATTAAAATGGCAAAGAAAGACCTGAAAACAGAACGAATTGTGTATAAGCCATTCGAATATCCTGAGGCATTTGATTATTGGTTAAAACAACAACAGGCACATTGGATTCATACTGAAGTACCAATGATGAGTGATATTAATGATTGGAAACAGAATTTAACAGAAACAGAAAAAAATATTATAGGTTCTATTTTAAAGGGATTTGCCCAAACTGAAACAGTAGTGAATGACTACTGGACAGGATTAGTAACAAAATGGTTTAGAAAACCAGAAATTATAGCAATGGCAACTACTTTTGGGGCTATGGAAACAATACATGCCGAAGCATACTCACTATTAAATGAAGAACTTGGACTGGACGACTTTAGCGAATTTCTCGAAGACGAGACTACAATGGCTAAGATTGAGAATCTTATGTCAGTTAGGGATAGTTTTAATAATGAAAAAGATTGGCACGAAATTGCCAAATCGCTTGCAATATTTTCTGCTTTTACAGAGGGAGTCAACTTATTTTCTTCCTTCGCCGTACTTCTCTCTTTCAAGATGCGAAATAAGCTTAAGGGAGTGGGACAGATTGTTGAGTGGAGCATTAGAGATGAATCGATGCACTCAGAAGCAGGATGCTGGCTCTTCAGAACACTCATCAAAGAAAACCCCGAATTAAATACCCCAGAACTTAAAACAGCAATAACTGAGGCTGCTTTACTTTCATTAAAGTTAGAAGTAGATTTTATAGAAAAAGTATATGAACTTGGAGATTTAGAGGGCTGTTCAAAAGAAGATTTAATTTCATTCATTAAACATAGAGTTAATACTAAAATGGGAGACCTAGGATATGATGGTGTAGTTAATGGGATTGACCCAAATGCACTTAAAAGAATGAAATGGTTTGATTCATTGTCCGCAGGTAAACAACACACAGACTTTTTTGCATCAAGAGTAACAAATTATTCAAAAGGCCACTTACAGTGGGATGAATCAATATTTTAAACATGGACGGAAATTTAATAGCAGATACTACCCAGTGGGTAAAAGGAAAGGATTATCCAGAATGGATGGATGAAGTTGGTGTGGCAACTATATCAAAGGGATATTTATTACCAGATGAAACACCAAAGAAAGCATATAGAAGGGTCGCGAAGGCAATCGCAGAACGTATTAATAGACCGGATCTGGAAAGTAAGTTCTTCAAATACATTTGGAATGGTTGGATTGGCCTTGCTTCTCCCGTGTTATCTAACACTGGGACCGATAGGGGTCTTCCCATCAGCTGTTTTGGTATTGATACACCTGATAGCATTAGGGGAATTGGATTAACTAATGCCGAATTAATGAAACTTACCGCCTTAGGAGGTGGAGTGGGGATTAGCACATCAAGAATTCGTCCTAGAGGAACAACAATCACAGGAAATGGCAAATCAGAAGGTGTAGTGCCTTGGTGTAAGATTTATGATTCTGCTATTATAGCAACTAATCAAGGTTCAGTTCGTAGAGGTGCTGCATCTGTAAATCTAGATATTAATCACCCGGACATTCATGAATTTATGCAAATTCGTAGACCAAAAGGTGATCCTAATAGACAATGTCTTAATTTACATCAATGTGTAGTTGTTGATGATGCATTTATGAGACGTTTGCAAGATAGAGATAGTGAAGCAATGTCACTTTGGCTCGACATCTTAAAAACAAGAGTTGAAACAGGCGAACCTTATATTATGTTTAAGGATAATGTCAATAAAAATAATCCTTTAGCATATGCTATGAATAACCTCGATGTTACTATGACTAATATATGCACAGAAATAACATTACATACAGATGAAGAACACTCCTTTATATGTTGTCTTAGCTCTCTTAATCTAGCTAAGTATGATGAATGGAAGGATACAGATGTTATTGAAATAGCAGTTAGGTTTCTTGACGGTGTTATGCAAGAATTTATAGATAAAAGTAATGGAAAAGATTCTATGATTCGTACTCATAGACATGCTCAAAAAGGTAGAGCTTTAGGTTTAGGAGTAATGGGATGGCATTCTTTTCTTCAAAAGAAAAACTTACCATTTAATTCAATTTCATCAACAGCTTGGACTCATACCTTATTTAGTGATATTAGGCAAAAAGCAGAAGCAACTTCCAGAGAATTAGCCCAAGAATATGGAGAACCTGTGTGGTGTAGAGGAACAGGTATGAGAAATACACACTTATTAGCAATTGCACCAACGGTTTCTAATTCTCGTCTAAATAATTGTTCAGCAGGTATTGAACCTATTCCTGCAAATATTTATACTTTTAATGGGGCTAAAGGATCTTTTATTGTTAAGAATAAAGAACTTGAAGAACTTTTAGAAAGTAAAGGTAAAAATACTGAAAAAATATGGGATGCTATTTTAGCAGATAACGGCTCAGTTCAAAATCTTTCTCTTGATGTTTTATCTGAAGAAGAAAAAGAAGTTTATCTTACATTTAGTGAAGTAAATCAACTTGAATTAGTTCGTCAAGCGGCACTTAGACAAAAATACATAGACCAAACCCAATCCCTTAATTTAAGCTTTGACCCCACAGATTCTCCAAAATGGATTAATCAATGTCACATAGAAGCTTGGAAATTAGGAGTAAAAACATTATATTACCTAAGAACCGATTCAGTAATTAAGGGAGATTTAGGTTCACGAACAGCCCAATGTATAAGTTGCGATGGATAAAAATAATGAATTAAAACAATTAACAGATGATCTAAATAGAATTTTAGATTTATTTAAAAAAATGGAAAACTCTCCATTAGAGGATATAAAATCCCTAAAAAAAGAAAGCACTTTATTACATGAAGAATTAAAAAAACGTTATGATGAAGAAAATTCCTCAGAAACCGACTCACAGGAAGCGTAGTCCTTTTTATTGGTGGAGACGTTTTCCAACCCATAAAGCACTTCACCATTATAAACCACTACTTGAGCGTATTAAAAATGGTGATTTTGATTATCCCCCTTATTTTGAACAAGCATCTTGGGAGGATCATTGGGCCGAACAAGAAGTAGAATCAAAACGTCATTTATTTAATAACCCACAAAGTTTTTTAGAAGAAGCAAATTCTATTAGAAGGCGTTATATAAAACGTAAAAATTTACTTATTAAGGATGGGTATGAGGCCGAGGAAAAACGCCTTAAAGAAATTGTAAAGCAATTTACTATCACTTTCGGGGGTGCTAAAGAGGATGTTTATGCATTTATGGAAAAATTTGATGGTACTCTTGAAGAAATGTACTATGCTTACGCCGAAATTAAGGGAATTAAAAATATTAGTTTACTTGAAACTATGCCCATAAAAAGACGTGGACGAGGTAGGCCTCGTAAAAATCCTTTAATACAATAACAATATGGGAAAATTTCAATCAACAAAATTATTTGACGGGTTTAGCTGTGTGTTTCGTCAATGGAAAGCAGAAAATACACATTGTAGATTTTTACATGGTTACGGAGTATCATTTCGAGTAACATTTGAAGGTAAATTAGACCATAGAAACTGGGTATGGGATTTTGGTGGTATGAAGAGAGCTAAAACTCTTATTGATGGTAGATCACCTAAAGAATGGATGGACTGGATGTTTGATCATACTGTCATTGTTGCTAATGATGATCCAATGTTAAGCTATTTTAATAATTTATCTGATCATGGTGTTATACAATTAAGAGTAGTCGAAGCAACCGGTGCAGAAAAATTTGCAGAGTTTATTTTTAATAAAATAAATAATTTTGTACAAGAAGAAACTAATAATCGAGTTAAAGTTGCTCAGGTAGAGTTTATGGAACACGGTAAAAATACTGCTATATATGAAGATTAAAGTTTCACACGAGGTTCCTATTTCTTTACTTAATGAAAGTAAACAATTTAATGATTACGACTATTGCCTACCTCATCTTTTAGATATTCACCCTGAGTATGAAGCCTATTTTAGGCAAGCTAAAAAAGAAGGTAGATATATAATAATGGATAATTCTCTTCATGAGCTTGGTAAAGCTTATGATACTAAAAGATTAATATTTTGGATAAATGAACTTAAACCTAATGAGTTTATTGTTCCTGATGTGTGGGAAAACTCTAACTACAGTGTTCGTAATGCTAAAGAATGGTCAAAAAGAGAACTCCCTGAAGAAGTAACCAAAGTTGCAGTAGTTCAAGGTAAATCATACACAGAATTTGCTACTGGTTACCAATCGTATAAATGGTTTGGATATGAAAAAATAGCATTTAGTTATGGTGCTTCTTGGTTTCAAGAATCATTTCAACACCCAAACCTTCATGTAGCTAAGATGATGGGTCGTTTAAAACTTATTACTAACTTAGTAAAACATGGTATAATAAATAATTATGATAGAGTACATCTTTTAGGATGTAATTTACCACAAGCATATCTTTATTATAAAGATTTTCCCTTTATTGAGTCTATAGACACTTCAAATCCTATTATACATGGATTAGAAGGAATTAGGTATCTAGAAGGAGGATTATTACATAAAAGTAACCAAAAAATCGATGAAGATTTTACTCAAAAAGTTACCCTAAAACAAAAAGAAGACATTCTATATAATGTAGAAATGTTTAAAAAAATAAACAATTTATGAATTTAATTTTAATTACTCTCTCATTGTGTGCTATAGCATTTGCAGTATATGTTTGGAAATCACACGAAACAATAGCTGAACGAAAAGCAGAAGCTAAATTAGCAAAATGGAAAACAAAAGAAGAAAAGGCAATTAGAGAAGATGCTTATCAAAGATCTAGAGCAGTTAGTTTTGGTAAAACTATAGAACATTATGTTCCATTTATGGAAAATTTTCCTATTAATCCTAATGACGTAAGATTTTTTGGCAACCCAATTGATTACATTGCTTTTACAGATATGGGTTCTAAGAAAAAATGTGCTGTACATTTTTTAGAGGTTAAAAGTGGAGAAAGTACATTAAATAGTAGACAAAGAAATATTAAAGATGCTATTCAAAAGGGTAGAGTATATTGGCATGAGTATAATGCTGATGGTATTTGGACACATGAAACAAGAGATCAACATTTAAATAAAGAAAAAAATGGCTGAAAAAAATATTATATTAAAACCAGTATTAAAAAGGCTTCCTCCAGGAGATAGATGGACACCAATTGATAAAGATCAACCTATTCTCCCCACATTAACTGAGGGAATTGAATGGGCCTTTCAAAATCATAAGGAAAGACCTACAGATTACGTTATAAAAGCTACTGAAGGGAAAGTATACATCTACAGTGAAGAAGAATTACCAGAACCTGAACCACCACAACCTAAAACTTATAACTTATATGGAGAATATCAATAAACAAGCAGTATTATCATTGAGTGGAGGCATGGATAGCTCCACAGTATTACTTAGATTATTAGCAGATGGCTATGAAGTGACAGCACTGTCTTTCGATTATGGGCAGAAACACAGAGTAGAACTTGAACGAGCCCAGGCATTAGTTAATTATATTAACTTAAACAGGCTTACAGAGCCTAATGTTAAATACGGAGTAATTAAACTTGATGGTTTAGCTCCTATGCTTAATAGTGCCCTTGTAGAAGGTGGAGATGAAGTACCTGAAGGACACTACGAACAGGAAAACATGAAAGAAACTGTTGTTCCTAACCGTAATAAAATATTTTCATCATTAATCCAGGCTGTTGCCTTATCTATTGCAAATGAAAAAAATACTAAAGTCCATATCGCTATGGGTATTCACGCAGGTGATCATGCTATTTATCCCGATTGTAGACAAGAATTCAGGGATGCTGATTATAAGGCTTTCACCGAAGGTAACTGGGATGCTGATCGCGTTAGCTACATTACCCCTTACCTTAATGGGGATAAATATGATATTTTGGTTGATGGAGCTAAATGTTGCGAGCGATTGGGGCTGCAATTTGACGAGGTTTATGCACTCACAAATACTTCTTATAAGCCCATTAATATTAATGGGACTTGGTACAGTGATTATAAATCAGCTTCATCGGTGGAAAGGGTTGAAGCTTTTCTTAAAGTGGGAAAGCCACT